AATGTTCAGAATGTGGAAAAGAAATTATTTCTTTAATTCATGAATCATTTCGGCCAAAGCCTAACTACTGCCCTTGCTGCGGTGCGAGAATGGGCGGTGATAACAATGGATAAAACCTGTTCAAATTGCAAACACGCAATAGGCTTCGGTCCTCTGCATAACAAGGCAATATATGCTTTTTGTGAAAAGCGAAGTGGTGTCACAAAGGACAAAGTTCTCATAGTGAACAGAAAGAACAAATGCTATGCGTGGGAGAAAAGGAGTGATGAAGACAATGCGTGAAATATTATTTCGTGGAAAGTGCATTGCCAATGGCGAATGGTTTCAGGGCTATCCCTGCCGCTATGGCTGGGTAGGAAAAGAAAAAGACTATATCATACCCGATTATGCAAGTGCGTTATATACAGCCGAAGTTGACCCTAAGACAATCGGTCAGTACACAGGGGTGACAGACACGAACGGCAGGAAGATTTTTGAGGGTGATATAGTTTGGGATAATTATGAGGAAGAACGAGGCGTTGTACAGTGGGATAATGATACCGCTAGATTTATCATAATCTATTCTACATTAACAGTTGATTTCGGCAGTGTTTGTGATGAAGGACTAGAAATTGTCGGCAACGTTTATGACAATCCTGAACATTTGGAGCGAGGTATTTCCATATGACTAACCGAAAAATCAGAGACTACCAGCGAAACCGCAAACTTAAAGGCATTGTTGATGCAAACTTCAAGACCTTTGCGACTGTGGTAATTGCTCTCAAACAGTTGTTTCCACACGACTGGTACAAAAAAACCATAACTGACTTTACAACATCGTATGCCGAATTTACGGCGCATATGAACGACTATGATGCAGAAGCATACGATTTCCGCGTTGAAGATTTTTGCCGTCAGCTGAACATCAGTGACAGCGACACCTACGATATTATTTTCAGACTTAACGGCAAGCTTCCTGCTGAAATTTTTCTCGCGTTGCAAAACAACTTGAAGTGTATGCTGATACATTTGCGCTTGAATTGCAGCATCGGCTCACAGAGATACGCAAAACTAATTGCATATCTCAAATCAGACGCAAAGATATGCGGACAAGCAGATCTTACAGCACTCGGCTTATCTTTCGACGATGACATCGACTATCGTAAACTCAAATTCAAAACCGAGCAACCGACTTATTCTGACGGAATTAAAGCTCAGCAAATACTGAAAGCACTGAAAGCATACCAAGACGAGGTGATTAAATGTCAGCAACAGCTTTCGAGCAAATCAAAGAGCGACTTACCTGCGTCGAGTACGCACGCAGGATAGGTCTTGCAATAAACAAACCAGGTGACAGATGTGTATCCCCTTTGCGGTCCTCAGCAAACAACAAGTCATCGTTCGTTGTCTACGACGATTATTACTATGACCACGGAGACTCCAAGGGCGGTGACGTTATCGACTTCTGCGCCAACTGTGAGTTCAACGGGAACCGATCAGAGGCACTCCATAAACTCGCAGATCTCACAGGAGTAACCCTCAACTATCAGACGGACAATTGGAAATCCGCACTCGATTCTCGCACAAAACTCGTTGAGAAGTGGCACTCTCAGTTACGCCCCGAGGATATTGACTATCTGCATGGCCGTAACATTAACGATCAGACCATTAACCGCCTGAAAATCGGCTACACAGGTGAGGGATATCGCGTAGAGCTCCCCGACAAAATAGCCGAACACTATGCTGCTAATCGTATCTGTATCCCATATTTCAAAAACGGATATATAGCTTCCTGGAATGCTCGTGCAACGTCAGATAAGCAGAATGTCAAGTATCTCAAGCCACCAGCCTCAGACAACTCTGATCGAGCTGTTATCTGGGGTATGCACACACTCAATCGCACGTCGAGCAACCTCCCTCTTGTTATCTGCGAGGGAGCGTTTGACGCTTTAAGCTACGAGCAGGAAAACTATCCGATACTAGCGACTATGGGCGGAGCTTTCAGCAAATCTAATCGCGAACAGCTTCCTGTGGTAATCTCAGCCGCTAAGCAGTTCCCATACGTCCTGCTTAGTTTCGACAACGATGAAGCCGGCAAAAATTTTACTCTGAAGCTGGGTAAGCAGCTATTCTCACACCGCATACTTTTCAAGGTAGCGGCTATACCGCCAGCATTCAAGGACGTGTCGGAGTATTACTCACACGGCTATCCACTTGCAGATCTCGTTGACAATGCCGCCCCAGGCGTCAACGAACTTGCCAAGCGACTTACGGACCGCGAGGAACTCAAGCAGTTCTGCCACGAAGCCGCACGCTGGGTAGCCAAGCCTGAACTATCAGACTTATTCTCTGCTATCCGTGAGAACATCTCAATATACCGCCCTGAGATGTCAAGCGACTATCTCAACGAGCTACGCAAGTCCTGCTTCGCATCTCCTAACGAGGATATCATAGCCAAATATGTTGCCAAGCGACATAATCTCAGATATCTTGCCAACGTGGGCTTCTACGAATACTCGCATGGCTACTGGCAAGCTCTCGATGATGATGTCATCGGCGGCTACATATCCCGTGAGCTGGGTTCATATCGCACAGGCAGCAAGCTCACATCAATCACAAAGCTTCTCCGCACCGACTGTATCACGCAGGAGCAGTTTAATAAGCAACCTCTCCTGAGCTTCATCAACGGCACGCTAGACCTCAGAGACCTCACATTTCGTGAGCACTCCCCGTCTGATATGCTCACGGTACAGTTCAATTTTCCATATGTCCCCGGTACAACGTCTGAACGCTGGAACAAATTCATATACGACGTTTCAGCCGGTGACGCTAAGCGTATGTCGCTCTTGCAGGAGATAGCAGGATATATTCTCTATACAGACTGTTCCTTGCAGTCATGTGCTTTTCTTCTTGGCGAGGGCTCAAACGGCAAGTCCGTGTATATTGAAACCTTGCAATCCATTTTTCCAAAAGACGCTCAAACGACTTTCGAGCTGTCAGGCCTTGTTGAGGACTTCAAGCGCATTAAGCTGATGAATTCTCTCGTCAACTTCGGTGAGGAAACCAACACAGACGTTAAGGGTGCAGAGTCTGTTTTCAAGCAAGTCGTTGCAGGCGGTGCTATCTCAGGCTGTTTCAAGCATAAGGACTTCGTGGACTTTATCCCACGAACGAAATTTATCTTTGCGTGCAACAATATTCCGCACTTCAAGGACTTCTCATATGGCCTTGAACGTCGTATGCTGTTCGTTAAATTCTCACGCCGCTTTGTGGACGATCCAGACCCGAGCAAGCCGAACGAAATGAAAGCTGACCGTACTCTCAAGGACAAGCTCCTTGCGGACAAACCTGCAATCTTCAACTGGATACTCGAAGGCTATAACCGCCTCAGACAAACCAGCGCATTCACTGTAACGGACGACTCTGAGGACCTCAAACAATCTTTCCGTGAGGTTATCAACCCTGTTTCGGAGTTTGTTTCCGAAGAGCCGTATGCTGAGTATTTTAATGATGAAAACACCGACTATATCAGCAACACAAAGCTGTATCAATTCTATCGCATATGGTGTGAAGAAACCGGACATCACGCCAAAGCTCTTTCGTCATTCAGCAGAGAGTTTAAGCGACTTACTGAAGATAAGTTAATTGCCGTGCGCAACATGAAAGAGCGAGGCTATCAGCTCAAGGATTCACAGCAGAAAGTCAGCATCTTTAATGGGGACGGCTTTGATGAACTTCTCTGACCGCCCATGACAGCCTCCTATGACAGATGTATCTGCGCAATCCGACATGTTATCCGTCATAATCCGTCATGGGCTCTCACTTGTTAATAATTAATTCACAAAACGCACGTTTGTTCTGGCTCATGACAGATATAAAACCACATCTGTCATGGGTAATCCGTCATCTGTCATAGCCCCTATATTCCTAGCTTTGCGGGGTGCTTATGACAGCATGACAGATACTTTATATAAAGTATAAATATTAATAAATAAAAATACATATAGAAAAAACGAAATTTTGTCATAAAGTCATGTCATTCCGTCATATCCGTCATAAGGAGGTTTTATAATGTCCAATTACGCCGATTATCTCAGCTGCATTTCAGATCCGCATATCTATGCTGTAATGAAATGTATTTACGTTCAAAAGCTCACGCAGGAACAAACTGCCGAGCAACTTTGTATCTCACCTTCGACTGTCTATCGCGTCCACAAGGTAGGCTGTCGCACAATCAATGAAATTATCCAAGGAGGTGTTCAGAATGGCAAGACCAGTACCGTCAAATAAAAAACTGCTTGCACAGTATGAGGATAAATCTTTTATTGGTAAGATAGTTTCTGAAACACTTGTAGCTTACAAACAGCCAAAAGTAAAGTCAAATGCTGAACTTGCTCAGCGACTATCAGATTATTTTACTTTCTGTGCTCAAAATAATGTGATACCTACTGTCGAAGAAATGTGCCTATATACAGGATATGCCATTCAGACAATCTGGGATTGGGAAAAGGGCAATAGTCACCCGTTTAAGGACATGGAGTTAAACCTCACAACGGCGGAAATCATCAAAAAAGCTAAGGCATTTATGCGAGTTTTTGATGCGAAATTAGTCGTTTCCGGCAAGATGAATCCCGTCACTTACATCTTCCGTGCAAAGAACTATTACGGCATGACCGACAAGCAGGAAGTTGAGGTCACAAAGACCAATCAGCTTGGCGACAATCTGACCGATGATGAGCTAGCAAAGAAGCTTATGAAAGAAACTGAGGTCATAGACGTTGAAACTTCTGAAGCTGAGGAATAGCAAGCGACTATGCCAAGCGACTATCACTCACGCACTGAGCGACTATCGAGCGACTATCAAGCGACTATGAAACGCACACGGAAACGTAAAAATTTTCACACGCAATAGTCGAAATAAATATGAGCAGAAAATCGGCAAGAAAACAGCCGAAAACACGCCGCCTGAGGGGTTGACCTTTGGGCGGCGGTGATTTTATCGAAAAATCATGCACGTGCCACAAGGTGGCTAGCAAGCCACGTATGCCGTTTTAATGTTTAGGGCGATAGAGTTTTATAGACAATGTGCTAGAACGCCATATAACGCACGCTAGGGGCATTACAGAACGTCACAGCAATAGCAATGTTGTAAAGATATCACCGGCAAACCCCCTAGCGCGCCCACAGAGCCACGAAGCAGCGCGGAGCGGTAAAGGTATAGGGGTATGACATCGGACCGCATAGGCGGGCGAATAGGTGGCAAGGGATAGGGGGCGCGGAATAAAACAACAACGCCCGCCCCACAATCAAAGAGCGGACAAAAAAAGAACCCCACCAAAGCCGGAGCCTTGGCGGGGTGAAAAAAATCTAGGGGGCTGATACCGTCAACCCCCTAGAACGATTATTTATAACGCTTTGCCGTTCTGATAACCACCAGAACGGGGAGCAGAAGCAAGGCAATTATTAGCATGCGGTCACCGCCTGCCCTGATGCGTGATGTCCATTTCGCGCATACGAATACATTCGGCAACCAGTTCATTGATATTGTCCTGCGTCCATTCACGTAGATAGTCAAAATTAATAACGCGTCTGTTACCGTCATCTGATAGTTTTTCAGTGATGTTATACAGCCCCCAGCAGTTGCCGTTGATATCATAGTAGTATGTGTCAACGGCAATATGTGTTGGCAGCATGGTTTTTATAAATCCCGCCTTGCGCCATACCCGCATATTGTCATGTGGGTTGTTTAAATCGTGGTCACATCGTGTGACCTCAACGGCGAAGCAATCACCGACGCGGTATAATATCCGGCGATCATCGACGATTGTTTCAACGTCGGTGACAAATTGCATATAGTGGTTTATGATCTGCTGTTCAATTTCTGTTTTTTTCATGGTGTTATACCTCCTGTTATTCATTAATCGTGTAACTGTATGGTTTGCCGTCATCGGCTCTGCGTGCGGCACATATCGGGTTGCCGTGCATATCCGTTACTAGCACGCCGTCTCCGCCGAGGTTCTGCAGGTGTTTCGCTGCGTTTCTGCTGGTGCTGATGATTGTGTTTCTGTAGCCGTAGTGTACTAGATAGTTTTTCATGTTTTACCTCCTGCCCTGTGGGCTGTCTTGCTGTGGTTTTTGTTTCTGTTATTATAATATCACCTTTAGGCGATACTGTCAACCCCTTTTTATCACTTTTAGGCGATATTTTTTAACTTTGTTGAATATGTACAAAAAATCAAAAGATATTGCACACATTTACACAAACAAGATCATAGAAAACAGCTGCTATTATTATATATACCTTTATAAACGAAAAAAAAAAGACCCACCCCCGGGGGTCTTGCAGGACGGACCCACCCCCTTCACTCAACCCCCCGACTAGAAAAAATATAAAAAAGGGGTTGACAATATCACAAATAGGTGATATAATAAAATCAATGAAAGGCGGCGAGCTAAAATGACAATTGGAAAAGCAATAAGAGATGTAATGAAAAAAAGAGGAGTAACCCAAATTGAAATGAGGGATAAGCTGGGCTACAAGGCACAGTCAGCAGTTGCGAAAATGCTAAGAAGTGATATGCAGGTATCAAACGCAATACGAATGCTGGATATTGTGGGCTATGAAATAATCATACAGCCAAAAAGCACGCGTGGCAAAAGAGCAACGGGATCATATGTGATAACAAAAGAGGATGAGCAGGAAGAAGAATAATGAATGGAGAAGCAGCAGGTCAGGCAGGGAGAACAGTAGGAAACATAAAGGGTGATGTGCAATGGTATACGGATATGCAAGAGTCAGCTCCGTAGGACAGATAGACGGAAACAGCTTTGAGGACCAAGAGAAGCTTATAAAAAGCAACTATCCAAATGCAGAAATACATCTGGAACAGGGCTCAGGTGCAAAAGAGCGTAAAGTGTTGAATGAAATAATGAATAAAGCAGTTTCAGGCGACACGATAGTAGTAACAAAGCTTGACCGCTTCTGCAGGTCAACAGCGTTAGGTTTGGAGTATATCGAGCGCATGAGAGCGAAAGGTGTCAAGATACACATTCTCAACATGGGTCTGATAGAAAACACACCGATAGGCAAGCTGATTGTCACAAACCTGTTGGCATTTGCCGAGTTTGAGAGAGCGATGATACTTGAACGAACGCAATCAGGCAAAGCTATTGCACGTCAAAAAGAAGGCTACCAGGAAGGCAGACCGAAAACTGTAAACATACCTGATGAGGTAAAGCAAAAGGTCGATAGTGGTAAAATGACAGTAGCCGCCGCCTGCCGTGAACTTGGCATAAGCCGTTCAACGTGGTATAATGAAATGAGAGCAGCAAGAACAGAATGATATAACAGCAGAACGATAATAAAAAAATAGAGCGTGCCAAGTGCCGAGTGCCAAGTGCCACATAGCTGACGATGAAAGGAGGCTAGTTGTGTGGCACTATTTTTATGCCATGCAGAAAAAGTATGATAGATCTGACAGTAGTAGGCAACAGAGCATTAAGCAAAGAAGATATGTTTAAGCTTGCACAAAAGCAGGCAAATGGTGAGTTGAAAACAGAACAGCTCCTGCTTGAAACGTTGAAAGTACAGGACGAAAAGAAGAAGCCGATGATAGAGGCGGCAAAGCATAGCTATGAGAGCGCAATGAGAAAAACAAGCGAACTTGCAAAAGCAGGCAAGGCAAAACTCGCAAAAGAGTGGTATGACCTGGCTCACAAATTCGTACTGTGGGCAGGCGACAGCAATTTTGACGCATATATGCTGGCTTCCGAATGGAACAGAGAGCCAAGCGCTAAGTTCTGGGCACCAAGGAGAGCTGTTCTTGAGGGCAAGCACAAGTTGGCAACGCAGATACAAGAGTTCATAGACGATGAGGACGCCCTGTTTCTGAGCTTGAGCACGCCCCCGGGTGCAGGCAAGAGCACGCTTATAAAGTTCCTGCTGTCATACATCGCAGGACTGTTTCCGCAGTCTGCGAACATATACACGTCATACTCAGATGGAATGTCAAAAATGATGTATGACAGTGTGGTATCAATGTTAACGGACACAAGCGAATATGGGCACAACGATATTTTCGACAATGGTATGCCTACATTGAGTGCAGAGTACAACACTATATCGTACAGGAAGAAAGGCGACTTCCCTACTATCGGAGTTATCTCCCTGGGCGGTTCGGTAACGGGTCGAACGAGAGCAAATAAGTTCATGATAACAGATGACCTCGTAAAAAATGCGGAAGTGGCAAGAAACCCGCAAAGGCTTGAAACGCTGTGGCAGGATTACAGAGATACGCTGACAACCCGACAGATAGGCGATAATGTAAAGCAAATAATGCTCGGTACGATATGGAGTTTGCATGACCCTATCAGCCGAATGCGAACTGATCATGAGGGAGATCCGCGATATAGATTTATCGCGATACCCGTATGTGACGATAACGGCCATAGTAATTTCAATTACAACTGTGCGGACAGATACACAGATAAAAAAATTCGTGACATAAAAGCAGACATAGATAATGTCACATTTAGTTGCCTGTATATGCAGCAACCTATGGAACGTGAAGGTCTGCTCTTCCATAAGGACGAAATGAACTGGTATAACGGAACATTACCTGACGGCTCTGCAAGAAGAATAGCTGTGTGTGACGTAGCATGGGGCGGTGACTATCTGGCAATGCCGATAGGATATCTGTATGAGGACGGAAGTTTGTTTTTGCAAGACGTTGTTTTCAGCAAGGGTGATAAAAAAATCACACAGCCAATGGTTGTGGCAAAGAGCATACAACATCAGATACATCAAGAGAGGTTTGAAGGTAATAACGGCGGAGATGAATATGCGAATGAGATAGATAAACAGCTGAGAGCACAGAACATCCACATAAATATCAGCAGTAAACGTGCGTCGACAGCACAGAGCAAGCTCAGCCGAATATTGCAGTATGCACCAGATATAAAGCAGGTGTATTATCGCAACGATAACGGCAGAGGTGAGATGTACGATAAATTTCTGGAAAACCTGTTTGCATTTAATCAGAGCGGTAAAAACGCACATGATGACGCCCCCGACAGCATGGCACAGCTGTGTGCGTTTGCAACAAATGGCGTAGGCGCAAGTGTGGAGATTATCAAGAGGATTATATAGGGGGCAGACGCCGAAATGAAAATGAATTGTGCAACATGAACAAAAATGTTGAAAAATATTTTACATAGTGTGAAGTGGAAAAAGTTGAAAAGTAGTATTATAATTAGCTTGTCAGGAGGGATAGGTAATGGATAATAGGCGCATACATAATAGGCGCATAGATGTATATTGTCCGAGCTGTGCGGCGGCAGGCATAAAGCGAAAGCTTATGGAAGTCGATAATGACGCAAAGGGCATTATCTATCCATACTGCAAGGGCTGCAAGAAAAACGTTGCAGTTAAATTGCCCATAAGTGCTGAAAAGCACCTCCGTTAAGTTAATTTACGGGGCGAAAGCCCCGTATGCTCCGCAAAGTCAGGGCGGGTGCAATTCCCACACGGAACTCCAAGCCTGTTATACAGTTCGTAGACCGAGAACGTAAAATATCGGTATCGTATAACTTAAAAACCTGCACACTTTGGCTGTGCGTCGTCGGGTGGAATAGCCGAGGTTTCGTTTTTTGATGCCAAGTTTTTCATCTACCATAAGAGGAAAAACAGCGTATGCAGGTTCAGAGGGCTATACTTAAAGCTTGCACCAGAGTCGGCGTGCTTCCGACACAAAATAATGGCACTTCTTGAATTTTACATTGCCAACGCCTGTGCATTTGACCTATTTCAAAAGTGCGTATAGCGTTCGGGCAGGATCACAAAGCTGTATTGCAACAGGTACAGCTTTGAATTTGCAGGTTGAGAGCGTGCCAGCTCGAAGTCTGCTCCATTTGGCAGCTGCTATCCTCACCCACAAAGCAGTTGCCATGCAAGCTTGTCCAGGCTTGATCTCCTTTCTGTTTTTACAGCGGCGGTAACACGCCGCACATGTCGGCTGACAGTGTGAGCCTGAAAGTCGGCACCATAAGAAACTTTACAACAAAATAACAAATTTTATTTACCTGAGTGCATAACGGGCTGACAACTCGCTCAGAAATCGACAACCGGAGGCGTCTTGTGTGTACGGATACGTTCGCAAGGGGGCTTATTAATAGCTGCGAGGCTATCAATGGAGAGAGCATTCTCAATCGAAGTCGGTTGTGCACATAAAATGTATAGTCAAAGGCTTTGCAAACTTGCCGTCAGAATAATAGACGGTCTCTGTGAGACAATAAGCCCATAAGCTGTGAGCTGGTGCTTGCAAGCCAATGTGGGTAATACCAAAACAATCTGATAGCCACGTTGAAATAAGGCAAGAAGCAAGAAAGAGTAGCATAAATCGTGAAACAAAATTTTGCTGAAAGTCATGTGAAATTTGCGGGCATTAATCTCGCGTAGGATACAAACGGGTAAGAAGCTTGTGGGTCGCTCCTGCAAGCTCAGCCTTATCCGCCTAGTGGCTGAATATGATTAGAATTTTATGTGTAAAGCGAAAGCTTGAATAGAATTTGTTGTTTTGTTGTAAAGAGAATATTAAGTTTAAGTGCCAAGTGTTTAATTACCAAGTGCCTATTAGTTATCTAAAAAAAGATAGCTGATAGGCACTTTTTTTGTTGCACGGAGGTGAAACAATACGGAGTTACACGGCAGACGAAAAATCTTTCTGAATGAAAGAGAGATTACAGAAGAAAACATTATTGAAATAGTTCGGAGAGCGGTCGCAACTCACGAATTGAATCGAGAAGAAATAGAGTATCTCCACAACTATCTACGTGGTAAGCAACCAATTTTAAATCGTGTCAAAGAGGTTAGGCCTGAGATTAATAACAAAATTGTTGAAAACCATGCATTGGAAATAAACAATTTCAAAGTTGGTTTTATCTTTGGCGAGCCTGTTCAGTATGTTAAGCGTGGAAATTGCGAGCTTGACAATACAGAGAGCGATGTTCCATCGGATAATGGTGTGGCGGCTCTCAACGAGTATATGCAAGAGGACGATAAAGCTGCCAAGGACAGAGAGCTTGCTGAGTGGATAAATCAGTGTGGCGTGGGATATAGGCTGGTACTTCCCTCTGATGTGGACGAAGATGTTCCGTTTGAAACGTATATACTTGACCCTAGAAACACGTTTGTTATCTACAGTAATGACTATAAACGCAAGCCTGTTATTGGTGTGACATACTCCAGCTACAGATTTACAAACGCAGATATAACTAGCTACAGGTCATTTGACATTTACACCGATGAGTGGTATTGGCGTATCGACTTCAAAAACGGCGAAGTCATTGTGGCTAAATCACAGCCGAACAACATTGGCTATATTCCGATTATCGAGTATGAAAATAACCCTGAACGTTTAGGCTCATTTGAGACAGTTATAACACTTTGCGATGCTATAAACAACATTGACAGTAATGACATTGACGGAATTGAGCAGATAATACAGGCGTTTACATGGTTTGACAACATAGATATCGACAAAAAACAGCTGCAAGAGCTCAAAGAGCTTGGTGCAATAAAAACCCGTTCGCAAGAAGGGCGTCAAGCGTCAATAAAAAATATCGAAACAAAGCTCGATATTTCACAGACTCAGGTAGCTAAAGATGACCTATATGATCGAATGCTGACGATTGCGAGTGTGCCTGATCGCCGAGCAAGCGCAGGTGGCAACACAGGTCAAGCGCTGATAATCGGCGAAGGCTGGGTAATGGCTGAAAGTGCTGCCAAAGCTTTTGAGTTGATGTTCGTGAAGCCTGAAAAGCAATTTTTAAGAGTCATTCTGAAAATCTGCAAGAATACTCGAAACTGTAAGCAGGAAGTCAAAGATATTAAGCTTCACGATATTGATGTGAAGTTTACAAGAAACAAGACTGACAACCTGCTCACCAAGACACAAGGTCTGATGAATATGTTGCAGGCAGGCATTCACCCAAGAATAGCTATTTTGCACTGCGGATTGTTCTCTGACCCTGAACAGGTTTATCAAGATAGCAAGCCATACTTAGAAGCAACAACACAGCAACAGCAAGATACGGGTAATTTTGCCGTAAATACCACTGTAGCTGATGAAATGCTCAAAGCTATAGGAGCTATGGACAACAACGGCGGTGATAACAGTGGCAACGCTTAAATTTGATGAGCTTAACGTGTTGTGGTTTAACAAAATGGAGCTGCCAACCGCCGAAAAGCTGTTGCGAATAGAAATGGCGGCAGTGTTTGAACGAGAGCTCAATAAGATATTTTCCTCACAGCGTGAGCGCACCGACAGCGACAAATATCTGCTATATGCAACAGTGTATGCAACGATAATGTCAAGCACATACATCGAGATTACGAACAATTATTTTTTAAAGTATGTTCTGAACATAGTGAACATAGCAAGCAATGTAAAGGGGCTATCGGAATATTCCCAAAAATGGATTGTTAAGCACTCGGAACAGTTTGCAAAGGAAATTCAGCAGACAACCCAAAGGCTAATTGAAAGTGGTGATTATGACAACGCATTTTCGGTAAGCCGAGCTAGGACTATATCACGCACAGAAATTAATGCTCTGTGCGAGTGTGCAACCTTAGAGGGATATTATCAAAGCGGTTACACAAAGAAGATGTGGGTATCGTTTAAGGACAACAAGGTCCGAGATACACACAAAGTCGCAGACGGACAAGTCAAGAGCTTGTTTGAACCATTTGACATTGGCAACAGCCAGCTGATGTTTCCACAAGATAGTTCGCTGGGAGCATCGGCAAAAGAAATCGTTAATTGCAGGTGTGTTATGCAACCTGTGAAATAAATTGTAGCTGTGCGTTAAACAGCAAACGTCAAGCCGAGCAACCGGCGTTAATAAGCGTAGACGTAGAAAAGGAGTGTTTCTTATGACAAGAGAAGACGTAAAGGGTATTTTCCCAAACGCAACAGATGAGGAAATCACAGCATTTCTGAACAAACACAATGGCGAAGTCACAGCAGCCAAGTCCAGCGGTGTAAAAGCTGACGAGCTTGCGACACTCAGAGATAAGGCAAAGAAGTATGATGACTATGAAGCTGAGAAGCTGACAGCTGAGCAGAAATTGAAAAAACTCACTGATGAAGCAGAGGAGGCTAAGATCACCAATTTGAAAATGCTGAACAAGACTAAGGCTGTTGCAGAGTTCGTAAACTGTGGCCTTAAAGAGGACGATTACAAGGGATTTATCGACAGCATTGTTTCAGACAATGAAGAAACTACAGTTAATTCTGCAAAGTCCATTGCTGCAATGCTCACATCTCAAAAGAAAGCCGTTGAAGATAAGCTTAAAGAAGACGGCCTAAAGAACACTCCAAAGCCTCAGGGAGCAGGCGGAAACGACGGACTTACATCTGCTGAAAAGATAGCCGAGAAATTGGCTACAGACAGAGCAACCATTGCTAAAACTGCGGCGGAAGGTCTAAAAAAATACATATAGGAGGTAATTAAATGGCTAATATGATGAAGTCTACAGCCGTAATTGCAGATAAGACAATTCTCGCGAACGGCGAATTTTTGGCAAGACCATATACAATCAAGGCAAGCACTATCACAGCTGATAGCAACGGAAAGAAAATCGTAAAAGGTGGAACTCCATTTCCTGCAAACGATTCAACCGCTATCGGTCTTCTGCTTGACACAGTTGACGTAACCGACGGCGATAAGACAGTAGCTCTTGTGTATGCAGGAACAGTTTCAACCGCAAAGCTGACAGCTAACGGCGTAACAGTGCAGACAGCGGCTAAGACAGCTCTGCCAAGAATCACATTTTTTGAATAAGGGAGGCAATACATAATGCAGAATTTTTCAGATGTTTTCACAGCTAAAGCATTTGCTATGTACTGGACAAAGTACATAGAGCAGACAAATGCAGAAGGCTATCTGGGAACTTCCCTGTTCCCACCTGTAAAGAAAAAGGGTATCGATATAAAGTGGATTAAAGGTAGGTCAGGCCTGCCTGTAACACTCAGACAGAGCGCATTTGACGCTGTAGCACATGTCAGAGATAGAATTGGCGTAACTGCAATTCAGACAGAAATGCCATTCTTCCGTGACAGTTTCATCGTTAAGGAAAGTGACAGACAGGAAATCTTAAGAGCACAGGACAGCAATGATCCATATGTACAGCCTGTACTTGATAACATCTACAACGACGCCAAGAACCTTACCAATGGTGCAAATGTTGTTCCAGAGAGAATGATCATGCAGCTTCTCTCACCGGCTGACGGCTCACCAAAGATTGAGATATCAGATGGTGCAAAGGTAAGCTGTCTGTATGAGTATGACGTTGATGGCTCATTCAAGACAAACAATTTCAAAGCCCTCACAGGTACAGCTGCATGGACAGATCACAAGAATTCAAACCCTGTACAGGACATTCTTGATGCTAAGGAAGTCGTTGAGCGTACAGGAAATGTTCCTACAATCGCCCTGATGTCAAAGAAGACACTCAGAGACATCAGAGAGAATGAGAACGTCAAGGCATATATCGTTGCCAAAGCTCAGGCAACAGGTGGTGTTATTCTCGTAACAGACAAGCTCGTAAAGGAGTACATCTCTGAGGAAACTGAGCTCACCGTCGTTGTAAACAACAAGTCATTTATTGACGAAAGTGGCACAGCAAAGAGATTTTATCCAGATGATATGGTAACACTTCTTCCTGCACAGCCACTCGGCTCAACAGTTTATGGTACATCACCTGAAGAGGCTGACCTCATGGCTGACGGCAAGGCAGATGTTGCTATCGTAAATACAGGCGTTGCAATCGCAACAATCAAGCAGGAACACCCTGTTAATGTAAGAGTTCTTGCGAGCGAAATCGTCCTGCCATCATTTGAGGGCATGGATAACGTTTATGTTATCAACACAAATGCCAAAATCGGTGAACTTACAGTAAATTCTGTTGCTGGCACAAGTGCATCAGGCAAGACAAAGGTAACAGTATCACCATCTCTGTCAACAGGCAACTCCTACAAGTATAAGACAGCATCGAGCGTAACTGCTCCTGAGTTTGGTACAGAATGCAAGTCAGGTTACACTGCATGGGACGGAGTATCCGAGATCACCGCAACAACAGGCAATAAGATACTCATCGTTGAGGTAGATGCAAACAACAAAGCTGTAAAGGCTGGTTCGGCTACAGTAGCGTCTAAGGCATAAAAGGAGAGTGCAAAATGGATATGATTGAGCTGTTTAAGGCAAGCGTTCCTGAGGAAAATTCCGAGGAATTGATTATGCAGTATTTAGACACTGCTCAATCAATTATCCTTGCACATCGCTTCCCTTTCGGCACAGACCGCACAGAGGTTGAGCCACAGTACAAAGGCTTACAGTTGAGAATTGCCATAGACCTATACAATAAGCGTGGAGCTGAGGGTGAAAAGGCACACTCTGAAAACGGAGTAAGCCGTACATATGAAAGCTCGTGGGTATCTCAACAATTGCTTGACGAAATCGTTCCGAAAGCTGAGGTATTGTAATGAGAAACCTAATGCGAAACGTTACAAAAATAAGCTATAAGCTGTATTTAGGTGAACAAGATTTACTTGATGATGAAGGCTATAGGACAGGCGAGAAAGGCATAAGTTACTCAGATTTTAGCGAGTGCTATATGTCGATATCAGGCAATAAAAGTGACAGCGAAATGTCACAGTTCGGTCGAAACCTGGACTATGATAGAACAATGTCAACCGCAGATATGAAGTGCGAAATTGACGAACACTCACTGCTGTGGATAGATATTGACGTCAATGGTCCTCACAATTTTATCGTAAAAAAAAGCTCTGTTACGCCAAATCAAATACAGTTTGCCATAAAACAGGTGAATGTCAATGAGGAAGATAGCGTTTAATCTGTCAGAAGATAGCTTGACACAAGCCGTTGAGCAAATGAAAGCATATAAAGCTGAGATACACAAAAAAGCTCAACTACTTGTGGAGCGTCTTACTGATTATGGACTAACGATATGCAGAGCAAAAGTCATTGAAATGGATATCCCTGATACAGGACATTTGCTCAGCCGGGTTGACGGCTACTATAGCCCGTTGCTTAATGCTGGTTTTATTTCTTGTGACTGTGATTATGCAGTGTTCGTTGAATTTGGAACAGGTGTAAAAGGTGCATCACAGCCATATGTAGGACAAGCCATAAGCGAATGTGGCTATCAATATATGGGCGGAACACATTATATCACGACGCAAGACGGACGTATAGGCTGGTTTTATCCTGCTGATGACGGAACGTGGAAGTTTACACAGGGTATGCCAAGCAGGCCATTTATGTACGAAACAGGGTTGGAAATGCGAAATGCTCTCGACAACATTATTAAGGAGGTTTTTAAGTGATTGACATTGAAAACAAGGTGTTTGACACAGTGTCGAAAGCACTTGAAAAAGCCTTCAAAAATATATCTGTCAGCAGCATAAACACAGATAAACCCGCAACATTTCCGTATGTTTCAATCATGGAAACAAGTAACTCGGTTGATCCTGCGTACATAGATAGCGGCAGAATTGAGAATGCAAGCAACCTACTGTACACAGTGAATGTTTATAGCAATCTCGCCAAAGGCAAGAAAACGCAAGCAAAAAAAATCAGAAACCTTGTGTCAGACGAGTTCGATAAAATCGGCATGATGAGAACATTCTGCCAGCCTATTGAAAATCTATCTGACACATCAATATATCGTATCACAATGCGTTTCGAGTGCAAAGTTGATACGGACGAAATAATTTATAGGAGGTAATGAAGTTGGAGAAAGCAACAATTAATACCTATTTGTATGCAAAAAAGGCCGCTGAAAGCAAAGCTTCAAAGCTTTGTGACATTACATCATACCCAGACCTTTTCACTGCACCTGAAAAGCTGGACGTATCTGACCTGTCCAGCAGGCAGAAAAAATATGCCGAAGGTATGGTAGATGTTCCAGATTACACATTCGGCGCGAATTACACCAAAACGGCATATGATAAGCTCAAGGCAATGGAAGGCGACGATACAATCGTTTTTGAACTCCGCTTTGGTGCAACAGGTGAATATGGTGCGTGGACATGGACAGGCTCTATGTTTGTCAACATCAAAGGCGGCGAAGTCGGTGGCAAGAGAGAAATGGAAATCACTTCTTATCCGCAGAGCGATATCACTCCGACAACAGTTTCAGATACATAATTTTTTAGGAGGATAAAACAATGGCAAAGACAATCAATTTCAATTACGAAGGTCAGCACTACGTCCTTGAATTTTCAAGACGTACAGTAAGACAAATGGAAAATAACGGCTTCACTCTGAATGATCTCTCAGACAAGCCAATGAACACTCTGAACGAGCTTTTCGCAGGTGCTTTCAAGAAAAATCACCGCAACGTAAAGCCTGAACAGATTGACAAGATGCAGGCTCTTTTCGCTGATAAGGACAAGCTTATAGAGACTCTGTTCTCAATGTACAGCGAAACTATCGAGACACTGACAACAAATGACCCTGCTGAGGATAGGGAAAATTTGATAACCTGGAGCGTTGGAGAGTAGACAACGTTCCGAAAGAGCAAACATATACTCAAACATTTCTAAAAGCTTTGCCATTGTATTTATCCATAGGCATGACTGCCAAAGAGTTTTGGGAAGGTGACTGCTGTTTGGCAGTTGCCTTTCGCAAAGCTGATGAGATGACACAAAAAGCAAAGAGAGAAAAGGACAATTTCAATGCATGGCTAACGGGACTATATGTTCAAGAAGCCATAGCAAGTTGTTTTTCAAAAGACGGCAAATATCCCGATAGACCGCATGACATTTTCAAAGCCGACAAGGATAATGAAAAAACGTATGATGACATCATGCGAGAAAATGCGGAGAAATTCAGGAAATTTGCAGAAGCATTTAATAAAGGAAGGGCGGCAAATAAGGGCAATTAAACGGACTTATTGCCACCCTTATTTTTTTATATAGGAGGTGAAAAAGTATGGGATTAGACATCGATAAGCTTAGTTTGAAAGTAGAAGCTTCGTCTGACAACGCTGAAAAAAAACTTGATAGGCTGATTGTTAGGCTCGAAACGCTTAAAAAGTCAGTGGGCAAACTTTCGGGGCTTGACAAGCTTTCCGAAAAGCTCAACAAAATAGCGGCAAGCGCCAATGCTATATCAGGTGTGGATAAGCTTGCAAAGCTTGTTGAAAGCGTTTCAAAACTATCACAGATAAAGTCTCCGAATGTTACAAAGACCGTGAACAGCATCAAAAAGCTCTCTGAGGCGTGCAATGCAGTAAGCGGCATGAGTAATGTGAGTGTGCTTAAAGAGAATATAACGGCTATTACAGAGGCGTGTAAGCCAATGCAGGAAATGGGTAAGAATAATCTTTCGCCATTCCTTAACAGTTTGAAAAAGATACCTGATATCACAAAGTCGCTTGACACAGAGAAAATCAATGAGTTCGCAACGAGAATACGCCAGCTTACCACCGCTATAGAGCCGTTGACAACGCAGGTTTCAAAGGCGGAAAACGGACTTGTCGCACTTAATGGCATTATGAAGAGTTCAATAGCGAGAAACGGAAACCTTGCATCTGCAAATGCCGTAACTGTAAAATCCTATACCAGTTTGTCCTCAGTTTTTAAGGACGCAAGAATAAGAGCTGCCGCACTTTACGTCACAGTCAATAGAGCTGCAGATGCACTCGCCGATTGCTTACAATCGTCAAACGAGTATGTCGAAAACATCAACCTATTTACAGTAGCTATGGGCGATTATTCAGAAGAAGCATATAGGTATGCCGAAAAAGTAAATAGTCTGCTTGGTATTGATATTTCTGAGTGGATACGCTTTCAGGGCGTGTTCAAGCAGATAACAACAGGCTTTGGAGTTGCGGCTGAAAAGTCAAACATAATGTCCAAAAACCTGACGCAGATAGGCTATGATATAGCGTCATTCTTCAACATCTCCATAGAGGACGCTATGCAGAAAGTTGAATCTGGTATCTCTGGAGAACTTGAACCGTTGCGTAGACTAGGTTATGCCCTTGACGCCGCAACACTTCAGCAGATAGCCTATGATAATGGTATTCAACAGAACATCAACACCATGACGCAAGCTCAGAAGTCGCAGCTAAGATACGTCGCTATTCTTCAGCAATCTACAAATGTTATGGGCGATATGGCAAGAACCATCGTCACGCCTGCGAACTCTATGAGAATTTTGCAGCAACAGTTTGAACAGCTCAAGAGAGCCATAGGCAACATTGTGAGCGTGTTTGCTGTGAAGATGATACCATATGTCCAAGTGTTTGTAAGACTTCTTACAGACGCCGCTAACGCCATTGCAAAGTGGTTAGGCTTTGAGCTGCCGACGATAGATTATTCTGAGGTTGGCAAAGGTCTAAGCAGTGTAACAGAGAACGCAGATGATGCAACAGAGTCTGTCAAGGAAACAAAGAAAGCGTTGCTTGCACTTGCTAGCTTTGATGAGATAAATCAGCTCAATCTTGACAAGAACAACGGTAATGACAGCGGAGATACTACAGGCAACAAATATGATCTCGGCATTGATTTGCCTGAATATGACTTTCTTGCAGGACTTGACAAGCAGACGGACGCACTTTACAAAAAAGTCAAAGCTCAGCTGAAAGAACTCTACAACTGGCTCAAAAAGCACAAAGATATGATTAAAGTCATTGCAGGACTATTGGCAACAGTATGGGCAGTAAATAAAATTGCTAACCTGATTAACTGGGTGAAGAAGCTTAAAGGGGCGTTTGGAGGTCTAAGCGTTATAAAAACGTGCAAAACGTGGCTGAAAAACTTCACGGACGGGTTTAAAAATTCTGAGGCTACATCATTCTTTGGAAAGATGAATGACGGAGTTAAAAATTTCAGAAGCAATCTATCGCCTGTTGCAAGGGTACTTGGAACAGTTGTTGGAATGGTAGGTGCTGGCATTGGCAGTTATAATCTGTTTAATAAGCTATCATCGGATACTCTTACATGGAAATCAGCACTAGGAGATACTGCATTAATCGTAGGTGGATTGGGAGTATCCTGGCTGTTTGGTGGTGGAACAGGCCTTGCTATCGGAATTATAACGACAGCTATAGCGGGAATGGTCGGAGCGCTTAAAGGCGTAGACGATGAAATAATCGCTGCCGACAAAGCTTATAGCGATAGTTTACTATTTAATAATGGCGGAATGAAAATTGATGAATTCACAGATTATCTCAATGCTCAATTTTCATCAGTTCAGAAGTTAAACAAGGAATTATCTGATTATGATAGCAAGATAAGCGATGCACATGATTCTGTTGAGCAAAGCTTGTCAGTTCTTAATAATTTTCAACAGTCATTGAAAGACACACAGACAGTTTCAGCAGACGAAATAAAGAAAATAAAAGATTCTCTCAATAGCCTGGTTGAAAACATGAAATCAGAATTTTCATTCAACACAGATAAAATCTTCGCTGCTTTTCGTAATCAGTCATCTAAAACAGCAGAAACACTTGGCATAGATGTTGGTAGCATGACAACAATTCTCCAGAACTTCCAAAAAGATTTTGAAAATTCTACCGACGATTTGAATAATCGTGCACAAGAATTACTCGACAAAATGTCAACAGGAAACGCAACTGAAAAAGATATAAAAGACTTGCAAGATGTAATGAGTACCATTCAAGAGTTGAGTGTAACAGCAAGTGAAGAACAAGTCAAATTTAATGATGCTGTAAAAGGATTTGCTAACATAGACTTTGAAGATCTTGATACTTTCAAAGAAAAAGCCGAAGAGCTCAAAACAACCTACAAGAATTTATCAAAGAACATAGAAGATAACCATACAAGCGTAAAAACATCTTTGGAAACGTTTAAACTCAAGGTAAATGCCATGTTTAATAATGGACTTATTGACGAGTCGAAGTACAAAGAAAATATGCAACTGTATTCAAATATGATAAAACTGATAGATTCTGACTATAAGAAACAAAAGACGAATCTAAAAAATACAATGTCAGGCATTGTTAATGGCATTTACAATGAATTTGAGAATGCCATTGCAGAGGGTACTACAAACGCAGCAGCAACCGCAAAAGAAGCAATGGAAGCAACGTTGAAAACAGGGTTCGGAGGAGAAGAAGAATATCAAAAAAATCTTACCGACATAGTTGGCAAACGAGTACGGAGCGCCTATAAGCCGATAAGCGGTGAAATTTCTAACCTGTTTGATAGTTTGGGCATTGACATTGACAGAAACTATGGCGCAAAATTCATGTATCAAATGACAAAGAATGGCGAAAATGGAAGTTTAGGATTGGCAGAGGGTATTAAGTCAAAGAGCAAAAGCGTTACTGAGGTAGCGTCACAAATAGGACTTGCGGCAGTCAAAGCAAGTGCAACAGCTCTTGATGAACATTCGCCGTCAAGAAAGACGTTTCAGCAGGGTGTCTTTTTCCTCCAAGGCTTCATGAACGGCATAAAATCGCTGTCAACGTTTATGAACACTTACGTAGCAAATACAGCAAAATCAGCCGTTACAACATTTGATACAAAGTCCACGACAACCTCAATTGGTATCAAATTTATAGACCGCTTTAAAAACGGAATTGACCTGAGAAAAAATAGCCTCATCAACGATATAGTTGACATTTTCAACACAATTCTCGACAAGGCAGATAGTTTCCACGTCCAGTTCTTCAATTCGTTCAATAGTGCGGTACCTGCAATACAGATAGCTTCAAATGGCATTCTTGCCGCTATGGGACAAGCTGTATCTATACCACAGATAAGCTATACAGCACCTGGATATCGTGTTCAGGGATATGCAAATGGCGGTTATCCTGCGACAGGTCAGTTATTTGTTGCAAGAGAAAACGGCACACCTGAAATGGTCGGTTCTATCGGTAGCAGAAACGCTGTTGCAAATAATGATCAGATCACTGCGGCAATCAGTCAAGCAGTATATCAGGCAGTACGTGAAGCAAACAGAGATACTCAGAACAGCGGTAGCAGAAACAATGAAATGACAGTTAAAATCGTTCCTGACAAGAACAGTTTCGTGAAAGTTGCTGTTGACGGGATAAACGATACAACCAGACGGACAGGCAAGAGTCCGTTGCACTAAAGTGAGGTGGTGACACAATGCTTAAATTTGACGGCGTAGAAATGCCTGTACCTGCTGATTTGCAGGTACAGGACAACAAAATCTGGTCGGATAACACAGGACGTTCAGCAAACGGAATGTTTGTTGGTGATATGGTTTGCATAAAGAAAAAGTTAATCATATCGTGGGTACACCTCACAGGTGAGCAAGTCGCACTGATAAATCAATACATTTCTAACGTAAGCAAGCCGTTTTTCAGCGTGACATTTACAGATGAAACATTTGTTGAGCAAACGTGCACCATGTATGCAGGCGATACAAAATATGATGTGCTAAAGTGGGTCTCGCCGATGAAACGTCTGAAAAATGTCACAGTAGACCTAATCGAATGCTAGGAGGCGGTAAAATTGTATACTGTGCAGAATGAAACCGTCTCTCAGCGTATCGAGAGCTATTGCCGTACTTGGCGGCTGTGGATAGAGAATGCAGAGGGCGTTATATCAGGTGACAGCATTATGTCTGCTGACAGCTCAATGCAGTCAACAAGCCTTTCCGATGACATCGAGCTGGGCGCCGTGTGTTCGCAATCGTGGAACATGACCATAAGTGACACTGAAACAGCGTTTCTTGGTAAAGAGTATGACACATATCTGTATCTCGTAGACTACGAAACTAGCGGCATACTTTCAGACGAAAAGATACCAATGGGGCGTTTCACCTGCGTGAAGTCGAAAAAGTCGGGCGGCAGCGTTCAGCTGACAATGGCGGATAGGCTGTACTTCTCGGACAAGCCATATGTGCCGCATATCCCTATGCCAAACTGGAATAAAGCAGTCGAGGACGACATTTGCAGACAGCTTGGTTTGCAGAATGGAAATGATTATACGGAAGTCAGGTTACTGCGTGACAAGAACAGCAGAAGGTTGATAGATAAGAACGGCAAGGTGCTGTACTCAAAATACTTTTACTTCAAGGTCAGCTCATTGCCAAAGGACGTGACCATTCGCAAAATGTTGTCCTATCTGGCTTCTGCACAAGGGCAGTTCGGGTATGTTGACAGGTACGAAAAGTACGTCCGAAAGTGGTATGGCGAACCGGTGAAAACATTGGATAACAACACAATAGATCTGCCTACTCTTAGCGAACGACAAAACGTTATCGTGGGCATTATCTGCAAAGTGAGTGATGATGAAACGTTGTCGCTTGGTGTGACAGATACAACACAAGGACGTGTGCTGGAATTTGAAAACCCATACATGACAGAGTCTTTGCTACAATCTCTGTGGCGCAGGATAGGTGGATTTTCGTGGTACACCACTGAGCTATACCACAGACTTGGTGACCCACGTTTCGACATAGGTGACGTGGTGACCTACACCAACGGCACAGACAGCTATGACATACCAATAACGAATTTAGGATTTACCTTTGACGGCGGACTTTCAGCAGACATTTCAGCGGTAGGTCTGAGCGTTGAAGAACAGCTTTAAGGGGGCGAGATAATGGCTGATGAAAATTTGACATTGGCGCAAGATATCACTGAGAATGACTATCCTATGCAACACGCCGGGGAGGAAATCGATGAGATACTGAGCCGAGCCGGCAAGATACACTATGGCACTGTGGAATACAAGATGACGAAAGCAAATCCATTGATGCAGATACCGCTTGGACTGACCTTTGCACCTAAACAGGTAATAGCAACGCTACGGCAGACAGACACACCAACACCATATCAGAACTACTGCACCCACGTTTATGGGTCAGGAACGTCATACTATATGAGTGTCTGCATGGGAGCTAATAACGGGTCAGCATTGGAAACCGTTCCAACAGGAACATACTATGTTGATTATATTGCAATAGAGTAAAGAGGGGTGATTAAATGACGATAACATTAAATTCAGATTATGACGTAACACTGAACACCGCCCTACTGGGCTACGTCGGCGAAACGAACGCTAGACCCGTGTCGGTCGAAGGGCTGGCAGTAGACGGCGCAGACCGCTATGTAATGACGATAGACTACGGCGGCAGCGTGACATATGAGGTCGATATTACGGGCGGACAGTGGACACCAACGGCAGATATACTGCGGTCAGCGCAGACAGTCAGCTGCCAGATAG